CGCCTGCAAGGTCATGTACGACAACTCGTTGTGTACACCACCAAGCATGTTGCCTGAGTTGTTGATGAATGCGTCGATAAGCGACTCGCCGAAAGTGAGGTCGTTGAGCTTTGCGATACGGCGCAACTCAATCATCTCATCCTCAGTGATGCTGAAGCCGTGACCAATCTTGGGCAGGGTGCCTCCGTAGATTTCCCAACCCTGGGTGCTGCGCTGGGGTTTCTCGGAATGAGTACCCAAAACGCTTGCACGGACGAGGATAGGAGTCTTCTTCACTCCCTGCTTCCACTCGCGCTCATTGCTGGGAACACCCCAGTCTGCGTAGCGACGCCAAATGGCATCGTTGTACTTTGCGTTCACGTTGTCCAGAACAACACCGAAACTCTCTGCGTTAAGGTAGTTGTACAGACCACCAATGGTGAAAAGATTCTTGTCGATCATCTTTTAGTCCTCCTTTCTTTACTTGCGGTTAGAGAAACGGAAGAAGCAACCATTGGCGAGTAACGCGGCCTTGAGACTGTCAGTCAGAGGCGGCATACGGCGCTCAAGCACGGGCTTCTCCATGCAGTTCCAGATGTAGTCAACGTCCATCGCCGTAGCGTCGGGGTCAAGCACGTTGTCACGATAAGTCAAGCCGTTGGGAACGACCTTGACCTTCTTGGTGGTTCCGTTGAACTCGGCAAGGATGTCGTTCGCTGCGATGAAGGCGGTACCGCCAGACGCAACGGCATCAACGGAAAGAACATCGTAGCCAGCATTGCTGCTGTCGATTGCGGTAACGGTAGCCACGTTTGAAACGGCAGTGCCGAGGTTTGAGCCTACAACACCGAGTTTCATGCCGACCTTTGCGGTGGTGCCGTTCTCGTGCTTCTCAACGGTGATGGTCTTGGTGGCAGAAGTGCCGTCAACAGCCAAAACCTTAAAGGTGTAAAGAGGCACGATAGTGCGGGCTTGCTCGTCAGCGTACACGGGAGTACCTGCGGCCAGTGCGTTGCCATAAGTGGGCATGTCATCGAGGTCGATGCTGAAACCGCCAACGGCAACGATAGTGTGACCCTCGAAACACTTGCGGACACCGCCGAAGTTCGAGCTCCACTTCACATAATTGTTGATTGTTCCTCTCATGTTAACTTGTTTACTTGTTGTGTGTTACTTAAAGTCTTTGCTAATTTCGGCAGCATAGTTCGCGTTGCGCTTGTTTTCCTCTTTGAGTTTTTCAATGCGCTCTTTCACGAAATCCGCGCTGCCACCCGTGCCGCCACTATCACCGCCGAAGGGTTTTCCTCCGTCGCCGTAGTAGCGCTTGTAACGCTTCTCGTAGGCGTCAATCGCCGACTGCTTGAGTTCGTCGAACGTGGGTTTCTCTCCATATTCGATGTCACCCAAAGCATCATCAACGCAAGCCTCGTTGTTGGCCTTGAGGTCAATGAGGTGCTTGCGAAGTTGCGCCTTGACACGGTTCATGGCCTCGGTCTTCTCCCTGTCGGCCTGTGACTTCATGAAGTCGGTGACGGTCTTCGACAACTTGCCGATTTCTCCCTCTTCGCCCGTGAGCTTTGCGAGAGCATTGGCGACTGCGTTGCCGATTCGCTCATCCAGGTTCTCTGGCTCTTTGCTTCCGTCTTCGCCGGTCTTCTTGTCGGGGTGCTGGCTCTTGTACTCTTCAACAGCCTTCTCTACGGCCTTTGCGATACGGTCTTCAACATCTTTCTTGTGCTGCTCATCGTACTGCTTGGCGTAGTCGGCCTTGAACTTCTCTGCGAATGCCTTCTCGTCGTGGCGCTTCTGCCCTGCGAACTCGTTAAGAGCGGCAACGGGGAATTTCCACGTCTCGTCGGTAATTGCCGAATCGTCGGCAAACATGGGAAGGTACACGTCAGCGATACCCTCAAACGTCTTGTCACTGATGGACTTGCAGTTGTCTTCTCCAACCTTAGTCCTGAGATTTTGAATGAGAATGTCTCTCTCCATAGTTGATTTGAATTGATTTCTTTTTTTTAACCTGCGTTTCTCGCAAGCAGATACTTTGGTGCAAAGATATGCAAACAAAAGAGTATTTTTATACAAATTTGTGGAAACAATCCGCTCGTTTCCAAAATGCCTAAATCTATCGAAAATATTCATACTAAATTTGTTACCTAAATAAATGCAATCAAATGACAACAAAGGATTTATCGGATTTTCATACCAGAGATGGCAAGTCCATCTACCCTCTTGAGTACATTGTCGGTCTTCGTGAGAAGGAAGACAAGGCATCGTTCATCGCCCAAAGCGGCGCACAGGAACTCGGATTGAGCAACACCGCTGACATTGTTGTGTTCGGCGGCAACCGAGGCGGCGGTAAAGCGAACAGCGTAAACACGCTTGTCGCAACACCAAACGGCTATAAGAAAATGGGCGCACTTGAAATCGGTGATGAAATCTGCACTCCATACGACGGCGTGCAGAAGGTGAGCGGTATCTACGACCAAGGCTGGCAAGCCGCATATACGGTCTGCCTCGATGACGGCACTAAGGTCGTGTGCATGGATGACCACCGCTTTTGGGCAAGGCTCGGCGAAGGCGAGGATTTCAGGGAAATGACCGCAAGGGAAATTTTCGACAGGTATGTCATCAATGCGAAATATCCAGTATCGTTGCGCCAAGATGTATTTGAATACGCCGAAATCCCTTTGTGCGGAGAAGTGGCGATGAATGAGGACATGACACCCGACAAACTGCCCATCCATCCGTTCGCGCTCGGTCATATCAGCGGCGACGGCACATGGACATTCGGGAAAGAAGGCATCACTTTGCGCGGCGGTAACCACTACACATCGTATCATTTGTCATTATTGGGCTATAAAGTGACACTCAAGCCGAGATCAAGGCACGTTTGGCAGATACGCGGCATACCGCTGGATGTCTGCAACCAAATCACGACACGCAGGTCAAGGCAAGACGCGCATATTCCAGATATGTATAAAACCGCATCGGTGCAGTCGAGATGGGAATACCTGTGGGGTGTGATTTCGATAAGTGTCCGCGCAAGAAGGGGAAAGAAGAATCCAGGACCTTACATTTGCCTAAAGAACAAGAAGTTCATCGAGGAAATCGCAGACCTCGCCCGTTCGCTCGGAATCTATGCGACGGTTTATGAGGAAACCGAAGACCAGGAAAAGTGGGGCTGGTGGAACGTGTCACTCAAAGCACCGAACGACGCAGAACTGTACCCTGCGTGCAAAGTCAACTACAGCAAAAGCGCCAAAGTGAACGCCAACAAAGCGACAAGCCCATATTCAAAAGGCATATTGACGAAGAAAATCCTGCAAATCAAAAAGGATAACGTCAAGCGCCAGTTCCGCTGCATCACGGTCACTGGCAAAGACCACTTGTATCTCACCGAAGGCTACAACATCAACCACAACACGGTAACGATGCTCATGGAACCGCTGTACGACATCAGCAACAGGCATTTCAATGGCATCATCTTCCGTAAGAACAAGGATGACTTCGAGAATATCATCAACGAGAGCAACAGGTGGTTTGATAAACTCGGCAAATACAACAAGTCGAAAGACGACATGACGTGGAATTTCCGCTCTGGCGCGAAACTCGGTTTTTGGTATTACGATATGCCGATGGTGGATTTCGACATCAAGTTCCGTGGCCAGCAGTTCGCATACATCGGCATCGACGAGTTGCCGCAGATTCCGTTTGAGATGTTCAAGTTCCTGATGACCTGTAACCGAAACACGTTCGGCGTGCATTCCCGCATCCTCGGCACCTGCAATCCAGACCCGCTGAGTTGGCTGAGAAAGTTCGTTGACTGGTGGATAGGGAAAGAAGATACCATATACTCTGATGGTCAGACTCATCCCGAACTGAAAGGTTTCGCCATTCCTGAACGTGACGGAGTTGTGAGATACTGCTACATGCCCGACGACTCGGTTGATAATATCGTTTGGGGCAACACGCCCGAAGAAGTGTATGAGCAATGCAGGGAACTCATTGATGACGCATGGGACCCCGAATGGGAGAAATACGGCTACACGAAGACATCATTTTTCGTCAAGTCGGTCACGTTCATCAAGGCATCGCTGAAAGATAACAAGGCGCTTTTGAAGAACGACCCGTCGTATGTCGCCAATCTTTTGAACCAGCCACCCGAAATCAGAGCAAGGGAGTTCGATGGCAACTGGGACATCATCAAGACAAGCAGCGACATGATACAAGCCAGCCACCTTGACAGCGTGTTCCGTAATGCGCAAAAGACTGACGATGGTGTGCGTAGGGCGTCGTGTGATGTTGCAGGCACTGGCGGTGACAACTGCGTGACGTGGCTATGGATAGGATGGCATGTGGCTGATGTGTTCGTGTGCCGCAGAGACCCGTTCAACACGGCTTCACTCCTCAAAGCGAAGTTGCAGGAATGGGGCGTGCTTGAGCAGAACTTCACCTATGACCTCAACGGTATGGGGCAGGTGCTTAAAGGCGCTTTCCCGAACGCTGTTCCGTTCAACAACCTTGAAGCGGTTGCGAAAAAGGACAAGAACCTGTACGACAACATCAAGTCGCAGTGCGCGTACAAGTTCGCCGAGCGCACACAGCAGTGCGAATGGAGCATCGAGCATACCTTGCTTAACCGCAAGTATCAGATAGGCAAGGAAACGCGCACATTGTACGACATCCTGCAAACCGAGCGCAAGTGCGTCCGTCAGGACATGTCGAAAAGCGACAAAGGCTGGTGCCTTATCCACAAGGAACAGATGAAACACAAGTCGCTTGTCGGCCACTCGCCCGACTTCTTTGAGGCGTTGTTCATGCGCGAAATCTTCGATGTCAAGAAGATGCAGGCGGTCGTTCCCGAATGGGCGAGGTCATCA